TTTCTTCTGCACTGAAAGTCCTAGTGTCGCCATGTTCATAAGACTGTTTGCGATGCTAATCTGGCTACAAGATTCCAGAATTGGTTTGTTGTTCCTGTCTTTTGTTTCTTTGAGCACCAGATACGCTCCCATGAGTGCATTGCTGAGATTGTAGTCTTTTGGAAAAGAAAGACCATATTTACATTTTTCTTCAAGTTGTTTTGTCAATCCGTCAATAAACTGGTTGTTAATCACAACTGCCGCCTGCTGTTCTCCTACTGTTGCTACCTGCGTTTTGTTTGCCATTTTAATTCTCCTTTTCTTTTCTAATGATTTTCTTGCTTTTCTACACTATTGTATTGCTTTTCACTGGCTTGCCATTCCTTTGCGATCTCATCAATGCGCTTCTATTCCACCGCTACGCCTATCGAAGCTCTTCTTTTGCGAATCTGTTCGAATTATTTTTAAATATTTTTCACACTTAATTCCCCATATGAAACTTTCAATAGAATCATCTGTGTATCCAATTCTGGAATCCTGTCCGAATTTACACTCTCGGTATCGTCAACCCAAACCGGAAGTCGTAAGTCGTTCATCTCCTGTAACCCCATCACAAGGTCAATGTCGCAAAGAATCCGGTCGCTATGGTTCAGACCATTTGCATAATCAATGCCGTTGCATATCATCCGGCAAGTTTCCATCGGTTCACCTTCCTGCGTGTAGTCAAGGAACTGGAATTGAAAATGTTTGAAGTGCGGATTAATCACTGCTGCCAGTGCCTTATTCTTCTCAATGGAATACTCGGTCAACTGATCTACTTTCTGCTGAATGTTCGCCTGTTTCTGTGAAAGCTTTTTCTGCTCTTCCTGCAACGCTTCAAGGTTGTTAGCTTTTTCCTCAAGCCTTGCGGTCTGAGTCTTAATCTTTACTTCAACATCTCTGAGTTTTGCTTCCAGAGAATGACGGTTGTTGCTTAATAAAATTCTGTCATTTTCCACGTTTCCGATGCCATTGAGACTTTCTTCCAGTGCTGAGATTTTGTAGCAAACTGCCTTGTATTCTTCATCGCCAGACATATCCGGTTCTGGAATCGGTTTCTCCGCTTCCTTTTCCGTTTCTGCGATTTCAAGTGCCAGAGATGTGATTTCTTTCTTAGTAGCTTCGATAACTGTTTCTGCTTCTTTCTTTGTTTCATTCGCCGTTTCCAATCCCTTGGAAGCTTCGTTGCCGTCCTCGGTGATCTGCTCCAGTTTGGTGCGTTTATTTTTCTCAAACTGTTCTTTCTCTCCTAATTTTTTGGATATCCTGGACTTCTTATTAAGCTCAAACTTGCGTTTCGCAGCTTCCGCCTGCTCTTCCGGGAGTATCTGTCCGCATGTCGGGCAAATAGCTGCCGCCAGATTAAACTCTTCTCCACGGATTGCAGTAAGTTCGGTATCGCCGTCCCACTTCTCTTTTAATGCTTCCGTATATTTCTTTTTAGCCTGTGCCAATGCTGCTTTGTGGCGTTCAATTCCTTTGTTATCGTGTTCCAAATCCATTTCGGCAAGTCTTAATTTGTTCTCGGCATTTTTCTTGTCGGATTTCAGCGTATATAATAAGGAATTTATTCTGTCATGGTTTTCTCTGACTATTTTACCAACTTTCTCAACCAGTGCGTCACGTGAACGCTTCAGTCCTGCCAGCTCAATAGAAATCCGATCGTATTCCCTTGAAGCATCGCAGAGTGCTTTTTCCTGCTTCTCGTTTTCTTTCAGCAAGTCAAGAAGGTCGTCCCTCTGCGCCGGAAGTGTTTCATCACACTCAACCTGTCGGCTCTGCTCTTTTCTGATCTGCTTTGCGATATCATCAACATCTGATTTAGCTTTTCTCAGGTCTCTTCTGCGGGCTTTCAAGATTTCTTCGATAGAATCTCCTTCCACGCCTTCGTTCTTTATCCATTCATATTCCGGATGCTCTGCTCTGAACTGTGATTCACTGAATCCAGCTATTCCTCCCAGTGTTTCCCTTGCTTTTGCTGTTGATTTCTGGATCTCGTTCAAAAATACTCTGGCGTTGCTGCACATGGCAATCGTATCGGGATCGGCAATCATTTTAAGAATCTCCATATACTCGGTTTTGTTCCGCTTAATTCCATTGACGTAATATTCAACCGTATTGGATGATTTCCCTTTCTTGGTCTTTTTCTTGATAACGTACTCCGTTCCGTCAACATCAATAACCAGTTCTCTTACCACCGGACCGTCAACTTCTTCACCGTCAACCTTCCGACGGATATTGTTTGGAAGCGTTCCATCTGCCAGCTTTCCGGTCATGACATCAAAATATGCATCCATCAGAGAAGTTTTACCCTGTCTGTTTCTTCCGGAAACCTCTGTTCTTCCTATGAAATCAAATTCTCTCGCTTCAAATTTCTTATAATTTTCAACGCTCAATTTTTTCAAAGTTACCTTTTTCATCTTTGATTTCCTCCATCTCCATTACTGAAACTTCGTATGCCGTTTTTCTGACATAAGAACCATCTGGCTGCTTTTTCCAATAGTCACGGCTCTGCATACGCCCCTTTAATCTAACTTTTGTTCCTACTTTCCATTCAGAAACTTTCACCGCCAGGTCTCTCCAACAAATACAGGAGATGTATTCCGACCGCTTGTATCCATTGATTGCCACACAAACTTCGCAGATTGTCTTTCCTAATGGCGTTTTTCTCAGCACCGGCTTCTTGCAAATATTTGCAGTCATTTCTACTGTATTCACAAGAAGCGTTCCTTCCGTGCTGACATCATATGCTTCCAGATACATATACTTTTTTTCTTGGTGGTCTGTTCTGACCCATTTGGAACGGATTCTTCCCGAAACCTTTATCCAATTCCATTCCCGGAACGTACCCTTGAGCCTGTTCGGGATTTCCACGATGATATCGTCCGGTGTTCCGCTGAATCGGTCACTTCTGACGACTAAAAAGCTCTTTCCCTTTCTTGGCTTAAATTTGACTTCTGCCGAATCAGTTACGAATCCGGTCAATGTTGCTCTGTTTAAATCTTGCATTTTTGTTTTCTTTTTCCTTCCTTTTAATATCGTGTACGAAGTCATTGATTTTTAGCATCACTGCCAGCCCGACTGTACTCATTAAGATATAATCCAACGCCAGAATGGTAAGTGCGTCCAAATCAGTCACGGCCCAGCATATGGCAAAGAACACGATTGCCAGACCAGAAACTCCGAACACTGCAAGCCCCTCTAAGTAAGTTCTCATTATTTTCCTTTCCCCAGCAATCCCATTGCCAGCATTGTAGTCAGCAGAGCAATGATTGCCAGATCTTTGTTTCTTGCTTCCTTCTCAAGATCTTCGATAATCTCAGAAGCAAGTGTTTTACCAGTTTCCTTAGTGATTTTAGACATTAAAAATGCCCTCCTGTGTTTTTATTTGTCAAATACAGGAAGGTATGATATAATCAACCTGTATTTAACTTACCGAAGCTAAGTTAGATACGTGCTCCGGTTGGTGTTCCTGCACCGCCGGGGCTGTTTACAACTTAAATGCCTAACATGGCAGTCAGAACGTTTTTGTCTACGTAATCGCTATCTGAAGCATCAAGATAAGCTTCAACGGCTTTCAATCTGCCTGCCAGCATGGCATATTCTTCTTCAGCAGTCTCAGGGATAAAATCCACGGAGCTTTCTTTTTCTACAGCCATCAATCCTCTCCATCATTTTCACAGTATGGACACGGGGCATCAAGTAACAGGTTATTGAGCACCGCCTTTACAGATACAAAGTTTTCTTCCATATCACGTAATACTTCACACACGTTGTAATATTTTCTGCTTCCTTCAGCCGTTGTGATGCCGACGCATATCGTGCGATATGTTCCTAACTTTTCACTGTTGAAAGTATTACATTCAAAACACACACACGCTTCTGGAACTGTGTCCTGTGCTTTCCGGCACATTCCGTATAAGGTATCAGCATAAAGGTTAAATTTCTCTGCTTTTGTCATTTGTCCGCTCCCATCCCGGCGTTTACCGCCTTGAAAATCATCTGTTTTGTTTTTTCCTCTCCGAACGCTTTGGAAAAGGAATTGTAAGTACGAGATACGATTTCCGAAATATCATGGATAACTTCGTTCCCCGCACCGTTGATTGATACGTTTCCTTTTTCGCATTTAATCATTTGATTTTTACCTCCTGATTGTGCGTCTGTCTTACATCGTCACTTGTGCGTTGCAGTCACGAATCATTATTTTCGTGTTCATACACGGTTCCCACTCTTTGATATAATCAACCGCTTCCATATATTTCAGTTTCGGAATATTGTTTCTGGCATTTACATCGAAGTATGTTTTAATATCACGGTTGCATTCTGCAAAAACTTTCTTCCCAATCTCTACATAGGCATTTGACTCCTTGCCGCCAAGGATTTCAATGACAACCTGTGACACCAAATCGCCAAGATGCTTCTGCTGACCATAGTCAATAGTCATGGTATTCTCAAGCTTCTCGATTCTCTCTTCATGATTTTCGTTGCCACGTGCAAGTAACTGAATTTGTTCGGCAAGTGTCATTGGTTTTTGGTAAGAACCAGTTTTACGAATAGAAGGAAGAACTTCATCCATAACCCATGACTCAAATTTCTCAGCTGACGGAAGTTTCGACTTCATAATCAGTCGGTATAAATCCCCCTCATTTATGTATGACATCGACTGCATACCACTAGATGTAGGGGTGTCACGTTTCGTTACTCCCTTACAATGGTCGAGAATAGCTTTTCTTGGGTTGCTGTATCCAAGTGCTTTCGCCACATCAGTTCCAACGAAATACGGCTTTCCGTCAATTTCTATTGTTCGAATTTCTCCGAACTCCACTGAATTAAAAACTTTTAATTCGTTCATTAACCATCCTCCTGTTCAGAACGCTCTTTTTCTGCTTCTTTCTCGCTTGTCATTCCTTCAACTTTTCCGAGAATGTATCCCTTGTCGAAATCAGACATCTTAGGAATAGCTTCTTTCAACTTTTCTACAATTCGTTTTTCTTTCTCTGACATTTCATTCACCTCTTTCCTTGACTTTGTGAGTTTATAATATCACATAGAGAGTATATTGTCAACAAGAAATATTGACTTTGTGAGTTTTTTGTGATATATTATCATTAGGAGGTGAAAAGATGAAAGATAGGATTAAGCAAGTACGCAAATCAAAGAATCTTACTCAAACAGCTTTTGGAGAAGTAATTGGAGTAAAAGGAAATACCATTACTAATTATGAAACTGGTTTGAGATCCCCAACTGATGCAGTTATCAAATCTATATGTAGGGAATTTGATATAAACGAAGAATGGCTTAGAACTGGAAAAGGAAACCCAACAGTTCAGAAAAGTAAAGATGAAGAACTTTCGGAAATGCTTGCAGACATTCAAAAAGCTGGCGAAGATTCTTTCAAGCATCGTCTTGTATCCGCATTATCCAGATTGGATGATGAGGGATGGGACAACTTAGAAAAACTTATTGATATGATTTCTAATAAGTAAAAAGAAAGACAAGGGCAATGCGCAAACCCTTGTCTTTTTTATTTCTATCCCAATAATCTTTTAACATAAGCATATATTGCCTTTATCCAGTGTATATCATCACATTTTTCAATCATCTCAATAATTTCTTCCTTATAGTTCATAATTAACCCTCCTGATCGAACAAAATAACTTGCTTCAAATGACTGCCCTGCGGTGATCGTGCCGCCTTCTGTTTCATCTTCGCTTTCTGCTTTTGCATTGCTGTTATTGCTGACTGTCTCTTCAGATTCTGCACTGCTCTGAGTGTTTTTCCCGGAAGAACTGCTGTCGTCCTGCCCGCCAACAATCATGATAAAAGCGAAAATGACTACCAATATAATGACAACCCATTTGGCTTTTCCACCCTGTTTTTTTTCGACAATGTGGGCACACCTTTGCGCCTTTTGGAATTTCCGTTTTGCAATACTTGCAGAGTTTTGTTTCATTTTCTTTACCCATTTTTTCTTTTCCTCCCTATTTGGTAAGATAGTTACATTATACCATAGTAGGGTCAGAAAGTATACAAAAAAAATAAAAAAGTCGGGTTTTTACGCCCAACTCCTTCTTTGCCTACCTTGTATTGACAAGCTACACACTTCACTTGTGCGTAGCCACACAGGGTTATACATCATAAGTTCAACCCCTGTGCGACTATTGGTAGTATAACTTGTTCTGAAGAAAAAAAAACAATCAGAACATAAATTTGGTTAAAAGAAAAAGCCCCTAGGATTAACTCCAAGGGGCTTAAATCTTATACCTTTTTGATATATTTTGCGGAAACAAATCCGAAGTACTTTCCAGCAATGCGGACGTAGTACCAGTTGCTTCCGTCACTTGCTTTCTGAGTGAAGTTCATAATATCAACCTTGTTTCCTTTGTTCAATGTCGGATACTTTTTGATGTTCGGATACTCTGCTCCAGCCCATGTGCGGACGTTTAGACTGGAAGCTGTAACCTGTCCAGTGTACAACCTCTGATTCTTGTCTTGCTTTTTGGCGATTGTTGTTGCAGTTGCAGCCACATTTTTTGCCCCATCAACAGCAAGGTACTTCGTAGCAACCCATCCGATTCCGATTCCAGCGACCTTGATCTTAGTCCATGCACCGGACTTTTCTCCATTGATCTCAACACGGTTTCCTTTGTTGATTTTTCCGAGAACATATCCGTTCGGGCTTTCACGGACATACAAATCATATACTGTGGAAGTAGCTGTTCCGGTTGCTTTCCAAGCCGCAGTCTGTCCCTCACTTCCCCAGTCAATCCAAACATATCCGTCGATTGCAGAATCGTTGATAGCGTAGGATTTGTTGCGCACGGCTCCGCCATTTGCCACCACACCGGCAGCACTGGAAGTGTTTCCCTCGTTAGTGTATACGATACTGCCATTGAAGCTGCGGACAGAGCCAACATGGGAACCGTTACGGAATATAATCAACGCACCTACTTTTGGTGATTTGTGCCATGTTCCATTACTCTTGGCGTGTTTTGTGATGCTCTTGCAGTTATAGAATCCACCGCCCATAATTTGCAATGCTCTTGTGATTCCCAGAACCTTAACCAGCTTCCAGAACTGATACTCTGCACACCATGGCTGAGCCTGGCAACCCGGCTGTCCCCAGGAATTTACATCACGAGCAAATCTGGTGTAATTGTTATAACCGGCGTTCTTTTTGAAATCATCCAGATAAGCATCACTCTTCTTTTCAAGGTACCCGCCGTTGGATGCATAATAATCACCAAGTTCAAGAAAATTCTGTAATTTTGTTTTAGCCACTGTTGTTTCTCCTTTCTGCGTCGTTCCTCTATAGTCCTTGTAGAATACATCCATATCAACATTTCCGCTGATACCGGACACTTTTCCCTTACTGGAATATTGCCAGCCGATTCCGACCGATGGATTCAGTCGTGTCTGGACAGTGCCGTTATCATCCGCTGGATATCGAGCAATCCAGCACTCATACTTCCTGAGTGCATCAGTCAAAACGTTATTATACCAGTCCATATTGCAGTAGATACCGACCTTATAACCGGCTTTCTTCATTCTGGTCAGAAATGCTACCGCAATGTTCTCAACTGCCTGTTTACCGATTTTTCGCTGATTAGACCACTCAAGGTCATAGAACACTGGGAAATCCAGTCCACGTCCGTTCAGTGCGGCAATCACATCTTCCGCCTCGTCAATCGCCTGTGCCGGTGTCAGAGCGTATGAATACTTGTATCCTCCGACAAGAATTCCGTTGCTCTTGCATCCCTTGTAGTTATACTCAAATGAGCCGTCAATGCCTGTTTTCTGATGTACTCTTAAAATGGCGAATTTGATACCGGATTTAGCTACTTTCGCCCAGTCCGGTTTTCCCTGATTGGATGATACGTCGATACCTTTAATTTCCAATTTATCAACTCCTTTCGTGAAATCATGAAACATATTTGTGATGGCTGTAGCGTACAGATTCCTGTGCTACTTTTGCGTAAATCATAGTCGTGTCAAGTTTTTCATGTCCGAGCATCTTCTGTAAGTCGGTGACGTTCATCCCACGTTCCAGAGCCATGCTCGCCGTTGTATGCCTTATCAGATGCGGGTATAAGTGTCTGCCGATACCGGAACGTTCGCCAATTTGTCGGACTATCTGCTCAATTTGCGTCTTCGTAATGCCCCGATATGGCTGACGAACGGTGGATATCACGCTGTCGGAATCACCTTTCCGACTGAGCCAGTATTTCTTCAGAGCAACTTCGGATCTGGCATTGATATATGATATCCGGTGTTTACTACCTTTTCCAAAAAGATGAACTTCCTTAGTCCGAAAGTCAATGTCAGCTTTCTTCAGAATCACCATTTCCGAAACACGGCATCCGGTGCTGTAGAACAGTTCCACAAGGGCTTTCTCCCGATAATCCTTGCAAGCATCCCGAACCAATTCCAGTTCGATATCGGACAACGGTTCACGTGGTTTGGCTTCAAACTTAATCGGATTTATTCGGCTACAAACATTTTTGTTCAGATACTCTTCCTTGACGCACCAGTCCAGAAACGTGTGAATGATAAGGCGTTTTCCGTCAATCGTCCGGTTGGTGTTGCCTTTTTCCGACAGTCCGAACAGATACACACGGATATCGTTGGTGGTTATCTGGTTCAGCGGTTTGTTGACCGTCTGGAAGAAGTCGTCAAGGTTGCACTTGTACGTCCGAAGCGACTGTGGGGACATGCCCTCAATCTTTTTGGACACCAGATACACCTTGTAGCACTCCGGTATGCAGTCTTGATACGTCACGATTTCTGTGGATTTTTTCTCAATGTCGAAGTTTGCCGAAAACATTTCCAATTCCATCAACACGGTTTTCATCTGCTCCGGTGTCAGCTTTCCGTCCAGTTTGGTCATAAATTCGGTTGCGAAATTTTCCATAAAAAAGCCCTCCTTTTGGGTACACAAAGGGAAGGCACTGTGATATAATATACCTGTACCCTTTGTGGTGCTGTTGGAGTCGAACTTTTTGATTGGTAGTCGGGAGTTCGGCTCCTTTTTTGTTATAATGTTTTTCTCGTATTATAACACTTAGCACATCGCCGTGGTAGCTTTTTTATGAAATTTTCAAAGTTTCTTAATGAATTAAATGGGAAGAGGAAAATTATTTTACGACAACCTTCCATTTTTCCTCATCGTTAACAAGGAACTTAATTGCATTTTCTCCATCTGTAGTAAATGCCAAACTTGTTTTTGAATTATTTGAATCGTAAAAATCAAGATAAATATTATTCAATGCTCTTTGGCCTGAACGGAATCCTACTTTCTTAATATTTCCGTCAAATCTGGATGCCTTACTATTTTATTTGAATAAATGTTTGTGAAAAAGCGTCTGCGGATAATAAAACAAAACTTGAATACGGAGTGATTCTTGATCCAGTTATAGTGACGGATTTATTATCAGCGACTGTATTATAAGTTGCCCCGTCAAGCGCCAGTATTTTCGCTTCCACATCGTCGCTTTTTTTGCTGCGAAAGCATGTAAACACAGCAGCCGTAAGTTCATTTGGGTTAGATCTTCCAAAGAGCAAAAATGAGCCACCGATGTAATCACCATCGAACACATTTACTACTATGGATCTTCCGTTGACTCCAATTCGGATTTTAAGTAGGTTACTATTTTATGTAGAACGCGACAATATCGAGTTCTGTATTTAACAATCGATCACCAGCATCGTTTTTTGCCACGACAAAAGCATACGTTTTGTACGAATATAGTTCGGTGTGTACATTTCTACTCCCGGCAGAATCAAATATTTTTACGGCAATAATATTTTTTATAGACGATCCATTGATAAAATTATTTGTTGCAATTTCGCCTGTTTTACTTGTTGTTATTTTTCCAATGTAAACAGCAACACGGTTACTATTTAATTCATTAATCGCTCCCAGTACCGTCTTGTTGTTCGTCTGCAAGTTACTGATGACCGCATTGGTCAGTTTTCCAACAATCCAGTTCCAAATTCCGCTGAACGGCGAAAGCTTGTTTGACTTCGATGTTGCATCGTAAATCATCATCGTGTCGTTGTCCGCCGGTGTTGCTTTCTGCGTGTACTCGTTAAATTTTGCCATTACTTAATCTCCTTTCTAATTCCTTGATACGTTTCTCTTGCTCGTCAACCTTTGCGCTAAGTTCCTGTATAGCTTTGATAGCGTAGTTGAGAAGATACGGACTGTTAATCTGCTTAATGTCCATCTCGCCGTTTTCGTCATATCCGCCGCCCAGAGCCAAGTTCGGGTCGATTTCTTCCAATTCATCCGCCACAAAACCAATATTCTGATGCCATCCACCCATCCGCTCTTTCCAGTCGAATTGACGGACTTTCATTCGATTGACCGTTTCGAGAGCGTCTGTTTCACTGTTTTTGACGTTTTCTTTTAGACGGATGTCGGAAATATTCAAGTTCGTATAAATATAATGCATATCATAAGAACTGCCGCCCCACTGTGCTTTTACGCCAAGGCGATAACTACTATGCTCGGTATCGGATCCATATCCATTTACGTGATAGTCAGAACTCAAAAAAGCTACTCGATTTCCGTCGGCAGTAACAGATGCTATAGGTTGCCTTGTTACCGCTTCACTCGAACCACTCGCTATTTTCACTTGATTTTCGTAATCGTAAAATAGGAGTTTGCCTCCTATCGTAGCATTTTTACTGACCGCTAATTTATCGAAATTACCTATGATATTACTGAGCGAATCGAAATCAATAATGCTTTTTTCAAGATGCAAGTCTTCGTCTGTACCCGTACCACCGCCCGCTATATCCTCAGTAAATATCAAGCCTTTTTTGTTAAATGCAATTTTACCCTTTGCATTTTTATCAGTCAGCGTCGTTGCTCTAGTTTCTATTCCATTTTGTCCAACGGTTAAAATTAATCTTCCACTGCTATCGTATATTTTCATCAAGCCGTTTCCGTCATTCTGCCCGCCGAGGGCAAGCGTTCCGCCTTTTGCGGCATTGAACGAAATATACAGCGTAGTGTTTCCACTCTCATCCTTACCATAATACAGCCCTTTGAACTTTCCACCGTCTGATAGAATGTCAACTATCTGCTCCTGTGTCAGTGATGCTACATCAACCGCAACGGAATATGTCTGGTAGTCCGCAAGTTTGGTTTTTGACTGGTCAAAATACAGTGAAACCTTGAGCATGTCATGAGCCTTGAGCGACAGGCTATTGACGTTGATATTCAGCCGGTCAAGTGCCGCAGTCTGCGATACCGTGAGTGCCGACCATGTAGCGCCGTTGTCAGTGGATTTTTCCAGCTTCCACCAGCCTTTCTGTGACTGTGCAACTTCGCCGTTTCCATCTCTGTAGAACGAATCTACAATCAGCGGCGACGGTGTTATTTTCTTATCTGCTCCCATCAGCAACACATCTGCATTACTCTGAAAGAAGTAAGTCCTTCCGGCAGTCCCCTGATCGCCCTTAATTTTCGTCCAACTATATTTTGTTGGGTCTGTGCTATCATCCGGTGTGTAATCGGTATACTGCCCGATATACAGCTTATTGACGCTATCATCCACTGAAAAACCTGTTCTACCATCCGCACTGTTGGCATATGCGATATGGAAGTACGGCGTTTTTCCGTTCGCTCCCGGTGTTCCCGGCACGCCCTGCGCTCCGTCTGCCCCCTTAATCAGTGACCACGTATACTTCGTCGGGTCTGTGCTGTCGGCTTCCACGAAGTCCACGTACATGCCGATATATTCACGGTTTCCGTCAGATACCGAAAAGTCTGTTTTGCCATCCGCACTGTTGGCATAGGCAAGGTGCGTGTACTGTGTCTTTCCGTCCTTACCGTCTTTTCCCGGGATGCCGTTTGCTCCGTCCTTTCCGTCATATCCATCGACGCCACGGAACCGGCTCCATGTATAGTCTGCCGGATTGGTGCTTTCTGTAGCCGTGTCCTTATTTGTTGCAATGCCGATATAGGTCGCCTGTGTTACCGTATAGATTTGCTCTCCGGCACTGTCCAGAATCGGACTGCCGGTGGAGTCTAACAGTGGTACATAATCCGGGTTGTCTGACATGTCGAGACCGTCCGGTCTTGTAGCGTACTTCATCCACGTATAAGACGACTTACCGTCCGCCCCTTTCGGGCCTTGCGCTCCTTGGTCACCTTCAAACTTGGCCCACGTGTACTTGTTCGGGTCTGTGCTGTCAACGCCGGAAAAGTCCGTATATGTACCGATATACTTGTTTGGTGTCTTGCTCATCTGCGCCGCTGTCGGGTTCTGTACCGGTGCGTACTGGATATGCAGATACGTTGTCTTTCCATCTGTTCCAACGCCCGGGATTCCCTGCGGTCCGGCGTACTGTTTCGCAAGTGAGAACTGTTTCGATACGACAAGGTTATTCAGATATGCCGCCTTGATGTTCACCCATCCGCTGTCTGCGGTCAGACCGGTAACAGTGTACGTCTTATTCTCCTTATCCCAACTTCCCTGTACGTTCTGTGATGTCGTAATCGTGTACGTACAATTATCCGTGATATCCTGTGTGCCGTACATGACGGTCGCTGTTGTGGTGCACTCCGGGAACTCTGTATAGTTGCCGTCAGAGTCAACCGGAATTCCCTGGTAATCGTTGTCAAGCTGTATGGTCATGTTTCTGGCTAGAGATGCTGCTTCAAGAGCCTCTTCTGCTTTTGTATCATCCGTATATTTATTCAGTTTCTGCCAATCCGACTGAACATAAGATGCTCCCTTTGCTCTTGAAACTGTACAGGTAAGGATATCTCCGCCTTCATCTCCTCCCTGCGACCATAAATCACCGATATCATAAGGCGGCTGCGGCTTTGTCACAAACACTCTGCGCTTATGATCTGCGGTATCCTGTGCGTCCTCAGCGGCTTTCATTGCTTTCGTGATATCGGTATCTTGTACCAATATCCATCCCCACGTTGCTCCATCCTGCATAAAACGATATGCGTAACCGGTAGTCTTGTTAAAGAACAAATCACCGATATGCTTCTTTCTTTCCGTTGCATTTGTCCAGTCTGATGCAGGTTTGTTCTGAAGTGTAGGTTCATAATCGTAATAAAACGTTTCAATCTGACCGTCTATCTGGTCTTGCAACTCTCCCAGTGAGCCAGTTACCGTTTCGGCGTAGTCGGATAGTTTTCCGTCTGAATAGTCCTTGCTCTCTTGGAGATAGTTTGCAAATGTTTGATTAAGAGATTTCCCTCCACCAATTTGAACACTTCCGTCGAGATATACGGATTTTGTGTCCATATCCACAGAGAAAATAATGCTTCCATCGGTATCTGTTACCGTGATTGCTCCGGCATTAATCCAGTCAGCATTAACACCAACAGCGTTCAAAATTCTTACAATCGTATCTCCATCAACGGTCATTCCACCATTCCATGTTTGTCCGCCATCTGTTGAAACGCCCCATGCTTCTGCGGTCATCTTCCATACAGCCCGTGATTCTGTGAGTGTGGGCTTGTCATGTAAATAGAATATCTGGCTACCGTCCTGTTGAGTCTGGACTGTAGTGTAAACACCGGTGGAATTGTCAAGCCGGTCTTTAAATTCTTGCAATGCCTGCTCTCGGGTGGTTCGCTCTCTCCAAACGGATTTTCTGGCATCCACAGCTGCTTGTGTTACAAGCGAATAGGTCTTTGAACTATTCCGGGCTGCACTTTCGGCATTGCAGGAAATCTGTTCAAACGACCCCGGTTTCAGCACGACATTTGTCAAATAGCTTTTATACTTATTTCCCTTTCGATCGGTGATCAGAACAGCATCACCGGCTTCGAGAACTATATCAGTCAAGCATTCTGTTTCAAACGGTCTAAAAGACATCCCGACGCATTTTTCACCGATTATGTTTGCAACAACCTCTCCGGTTCCTTGCGGAATCAGTTTGTTTTCACTGATTTTCAGAACGTATCCTTCTTCTCCGTACAGATACGAACTCGCTTCTTCGTCCGTAGACGTAGATTCCAGATACTCTGTTACCTGCACACCAGTTATCACCACATCGTCCAAGTTTGGGGTAAAACCATTAGTGGAATTTATAGTTGCTCTGTCCGCATCGGCAATTTCTGTATCATACCATTTTATAGTCAATCTGCCGTATTTATCGCATCTGGCGTACTGGCATCCGATCTGGCATGTCCATGCAATGACTTGTCTGAAGGTCAGTGCTTCATCATCAGGTCTTGCCGGTATCTGGTAAGAATCTTGATAGAAATTAAGTGTGTCCAGTGTTACTCCGCACACCTTGCAAGCGTCCTGTATGATCTGTTTCCTTGTCGCTGGGTATTTAAGCTTACTTGCAGAATAATCACGGTCGAACTTCCGCATGTTATCTTCACATTCTAGTTCGATAATTGTAGTGTTCTGGTACGGAGTATCTATGACTGTCATTGTACATATTCGGATTTTTTCTATCAAAGCATTTTTATGCACTATGATTTCATTGCCGGTCGTATCCAGAATCTTATCACCGGTGGTATCGAGTAATGCGCTGGTATCTTCCGGCTCAAGTTCAATTCCTACGTAGCAGATCACCGTAGCATCCGTAAAATCATAATCTGTATACTTTCCATCAAAGTTATTGATTGACAGGTTCAAAGTATTGATATTTGCGGACCCGATGTTAAACGTGTTGTCGTCAGACACGGAATCCTCGAACTTCATACCATTTGACCAAAAATCAGCGTTGGTAAGATTGATAACTGTCCCATCCGTCAGCGTTATGTCAGCGTATTTTAAATAATTCCTGTTATCGTTATTTTGTTCATTCTTAAATCTGTCTGAAATATCTCTCAATCTATCGCCTCCTATTGCTCGATCAAGTCAAATTGCAATCCTTCCATCCGTTGATTCCCGACCCACCAGCACTTAAAAGGAGCGGACCGGTCGCCAACATAAAAGGTTCGGACTTCGTGTTTGTTTCCAGACAAGAGATCGGGATATTCAACAGAAATGTACTCTGGGTTAACCGCCTGCACGATTTTGCAAGCTTTTTCCCATTCCGGTGCGTTCCAACCGATTTCCAATTTTCTCTTCTGCCCAACACGGTTCTTATGCATGATCGTGTCATCAGTACGCCCGGATTCTGACGCTGATATGTCCTGAAGTCCCCATGTGAAAGAGGACGGACAAGGCATCGCTGCACCATTAATTTTTATAAAAACGTCTGCCATATTGAATAATCACCTCATTTTTGCACATGAAAAAAGCGCCTATCAAAGATAGACGCTTTATGATTATTCATTATACTTTTTTGGTGTGATATGATTCCATATTTTTGCATAGGATGTTCACTTAAACAAATCGCCTGTGTCCTCTATTGTATATGCCGGCTTCTTTATCGTAACTGTTATATAGCCCTTCTTTCCGCTAGCAAGAGTAACCAAGATTTTAGTCTTTCCTGCTTTTCCATTTCCGTAAATATTGATCTGTTTGTTCGTGATTCCCACTGTAAGCATGGATCTATTTTGCGGTTTTGCAGATTTAATACGATCTCCATTTGCCAGCGTAACCCTTACGTTTGTGGAGCTATATGCATTCATATTTATATTTCTACGGTTGAATTTAAGTATTGGTTTTAGCTTACTTCCAACACTTCTAATCTGTTTTCTTTTACATCTTGAACAAATTCTTGCTTGCGTTGCTTTCTTGAATACAGTTGCTTTATTAGCTTTTTTCCATCTGGACCATTTATGTCCCAATGCTTTCCCAGCAGTTTTACCGCAACGGCTACATTTTTTTGCCGATGTGCAAGTAGCTGATCTCCAATTATGTCCAAGTGCTCCGCTTAAAACTTTTCCGCAATCCTTGCATTTTTTGGGTTTAGTACATGTCGCTTTTGAAACAGAAGAATGCGTGCAGTACCAAACTGTAGGAATTTCTATGAATGCATAATTTGCATCCACATACGGAGGCGATGATATATCCCCATAATTGTAGAAGTTTCCATTGTCGAAGCACTGAGTATTGCCGTTTCCATCATCTTGTGTTGCACGTTCTAGTAAGCAGTTCCCTTGATAATAATTTAGGCAGAAGATATTGCCATCAACATTAATTGTTCCGTGATTATAAAAATCGCCCAAAACGTAAAGGTTGCCGTGAACTGTCAGTTCTCCGTAAAATGTGCACGAGCCGCCCGGACTAATATACATATTTCTGTCTACTTCGAAGCCACTTACCACCGTCAAATTTCTCCCTATGATGTAATCGCCATCATCGGTGGTTCCTATGTCTATCGGGAACATTGCCGCCGATACCGGAACCGCCATAGTAAGTGCCATAATCGCCGCTAGCAAAATCACTGTAAGCTTTTTCCACTTTTTCATTTACTTCTTCCTCCCTTGGATTGATAGCTCAATTATACATCTGATAGATAGAAACTACAATGAGAATCATAATAATTGATTGAGTATTTTCGCCTAGAATCCATTTTTATACGTCACGTGAGGAAATTATCATTCAAGTGTTTTTGAAACGTTTTCTACTTCATTGGTCACAGCAAGAATCAGTTTTTCCACGAAATGTTCTTCCGGCGTTCCCGCATATCTGCTTCTGAGGGCTTCTGCTTCAGCTGCGAATTGTTCCCACATCTCAGAGTCATCCATCGGGATCCGCCAGTATTTCTTGTGCAGTCCCCACACTTCCTGCCAGATAGCAAAGTATTTTGTTTTAAAATCCATGTGTTTCTCCTGTGTGTTGAGTTTACAATCAATTACTGTAACGTTTTTGGCTAGAATCAATTTAAATCGTTTGCGTGAGGAAATTATCACCTACGGTATTTCAAGCGGATTTTGGATTGGTTTAGTTAATGTATTCTTGGTTATCCCATTTCTGTTTTACCCGCTCACACAAAATGTCTTGATTTCTCTCTGAGAAGAACAACCAGATATGACGGTCAAAGTCTTTTCCATTTCGCTGACCAATGTCTGATTTAAAAAACTCGTCTATCATGTCCTGATAGAACCGGAGCTCATCCTTTTCTTCCACGTCTGCTTTCAGAAGTGGTGAATCATCGCCAATGATAACACCCATGAACTGATCTGCATATTCGGCAGAAATCATTGTATGCTGTTCGCCCATGTGTTCCCGGTATTGCTTGAAGTAATAAGCGATAACTGCCATGGTCAGACAGATGTCATGATCTTCCAGAATATTCCCCTGTTCACAATACAGCGAATTAAACTTATTGTACAAAATCTGTGGTACATCTTCGTCACGGTATTTCTCAGAACGATTTTTTTGTTTTTGCTTGCGGTACACTTCCTTCTGCTCAGTTGTCCGTGAGGGTATATTATTTATATTTAATATATTAATATTATTAGGAGCAGAAGTCTTTGAACCTTTATCATTATTTGATAAAGTCTTTTTCTCTTTATTTGATAAAATAAAGTCTTTATCTATATCATCTATACTGTATTTATAATTATTATTACTTTGTTTCATATTTGGCGTGTCTGAATTACTGTTTTTAAATTCCTGGCTTTCAAAATTTGAAAGTCTACTCTTTAAGTACCTTTTTCTTCCGTCATTTTTAAGCACATAAAGATATCCAAGTTTTATTAACTTGGAGACAGAAGTAGAAACTTTTGTCACACTACATTGGCAGAATTTTGCCAAATATTCATTGCTCGCAAAGCATCCTTCGCTTCCTTCTACATCAAGACTGTCGACTTCTGCCAGAATCAATTTTTCAATCGCATTTAATCTTTCATCAAGAAAAACCTGTTTCGGGATCCATACTCCTTTAAAATCTCTTGGATAATTAAACTCTTTGTCCATAATAGATAACCTCCTTGTTGGTCGTTGGCATCTCCATAATATACCAAAATCCTTGATTTATAAAAACAGTAGGCAGGTGCATCAAGGTTTACACTTTTCGGCGGCCAACCTAGCCTACTGAATTTAACTAAATATTAAATACCGTACTTTTCTTTATTGTATTTTTCTCTATCCATGTCGGATTTTATTCTTACCCATTTATCAATTTCTGCCATTGTTTCACACAAATTTTTCATCATGTTTATTCCGAACATAGGGATGCTCCCACATTCTGAGACAATTTTAAAATCAAGACTTGCAATCCCTTTATTGTTTTTATCAGAATTAAATCCAGTTAATAAAAAGTGATATCGACTATGCAACTTCGAAGGTAATAGAATTAAATTATTAATATCATTGTTGCTTCTGTCAAAGTCAATATGATGGATTACATAGTTACTGTCGAAATCAATCCCATAATAGTCTTTGTAATATTTACGGTAGTTAAAAGATTTTGCCATAGAAAAATACCTGCCTTTCGTATAAAAGACGCCTTGAGTTGTATGTAAATCAACAGGCAGGCGGCAAGGCATTTCCGCTTTTCGATGATCGGTCTAGCCTGTTGGTTTTACCGTATTATTTTTCGAATGAAATAAATCCATGATTTAACAATTCGTTTAAAGCTTTTTCGACAACTTCTTTGCTCTCTGAAACACATTCGCAGATTTCATCCAGTTCAAAGTCTGTTCCATCAAGGCTCATCAATATGCCGTATATTCCTTTTGCTTCCAACGATAGATTTTTGTTGAGTATAATATTTCTGTCAACTAATCCGTATGTATTCATTTCTTCATTCCTTCTGTAAAACAAAAAAAGAGCAGACTCCAAGACGGTATCACGGAAAACGGGTCACTGTTTCAACCCAAAAATAAACATCATCTTAAGTCTGCTCAATATTTTGTTTTTTCGTACAATATAACAAGATATAGGTACTACTCGTTACTCATATATTATACCGCAATCCGGCAAAAATGGCAATAGTTTTCACCATGCTGGGCTAGGATTTTTCCGACGGTTGTTGTCGTTCTGGGCTTTTGTGACAGCTTTCGCAATAGCACGTCCGTCCAGATTGATCGTGTTGGAAATGTACTGCGGAGATGAGCTACCGCCGGTGTTCATATTCATCATTGCCATGGCAACGCCCTGTGTTACCGCCTGTGTCATTTCTTCCTTGCCCAGTCCAATGCTTCCGTCCGGCATGTTTCCGGTGATGCTGTCAGCAATGCTCTTCATGGCCTGTTTGTTGGTCAACGGAAGGACTGCTTCTTTTCCGGCTTCGCCGACACCAATTACGGATGCCGCATTGAAAAGACCACCTTTTGCGTACCAGTCAACTTTTGAACTGTACCGCCACTTGTGGGTCTTTCCCTCTTGCCAGTCAGTATAATCCATGGAAATATGTGGAGTTCTGATGTTGATTGACTCCATGCCGTTTCGGAGATTCTGCATAGCGGTTTGTCCGATACTGTACATATTTCCGAAATTTCGACTGATTGTATTAACTATACCGTTGATCGCACCACCGATGCTTGAGTTCATGGTCCCCCGGATGTAAGAAGATATATCTCTTCCAAGATTCTGCCATTTGCCAAGAGCGATTCTGTACTGGCTTCCAAAGTGGCTGCGGACGGTTTCATCCATTCTGCCGAGTTCCGTACTTGCATCAACCTTCATCTGACGGACATTTTTGGTTACTTCACGGGAAGAATTTCCCCAGTTTTTTGTCGCAGATGTGCTTACACGGCTGAAGGATTTTTCAGCACTTGTAGCTGCGGATGCAGAATTGATTTCAGTCTGACCAGTAATGGTATCCCAAGCCCCTTTAATTTTCGAACCGATTGAATCCCACGCTGTTTTGGTCTTTGAATTGATAGTGTCCCACACGCCGGTTACGGTGTTCTTAATGTTTGTGAACGTATCAATTACGCTCCCAATTCTGTCAGAGATTCCCTGTTTCAGTCCTGACATCAAAAATCCGCCGATCTCGGAAAAAACCGTAGACGAAGAATGAATACCAAAAAGGTTTTTAACACCGTTAATGATAGGGTCTGAGATGTTTGTTTTAAGCCATGTTCCAACAGTGGAAATCACGTTTTTAACGCCGTTGTAAAGTCCATTGATAAGGTTTGAACCATGTGTGTAAAGCCAATTTCCGGCAGTGCTGAACGCATTTTCTATTGCTTCCTTAGCTTTACCGGCAAATTCCGTAACGGTATCCCAATTTTTCCATAACAGAAATCCACCGACAACAGCTCCGATAACAGCTAAACCTATCGGGCTGAACAGTACGCTGCCCAATGTAGAAAACGCTGTTGCCATAGCTGGTGCAAAAGTTCCTGTAATCCAAGTTCCAATCGAACCAGCGAAAGCAGTTGCAGCCGGCCAAAGTTTGGTAGTTATAACTTTAAGGATTTTCGGAGCAATCTGTGTTGTTATGGTAGTCGGGATTGCTTTCAACTTGTCAACAGCTTCCAGAGCGTAAACTCCAACAGCTGTGCCTAATGTACTTGTTGAAAATGCAGTCGCTATTTTGCTGAGTGCTGTCCCCAATAATGTTGTTGTAGCACTGGCCCCGGTCGGCAGTTTTCCCATAGCAACTAAAATAGAGGATACTAAAGTGTCAGCCTTTGACACCAATCCTACACCGGCAAATGCAAGTACAAACTTACCGGCTGTAGTTTCTCCTAATCCAGAAAAAATACCACCCAAAACATCCAGTAATACTGTTGCTAAATCCTTTAAATGACTTCCCCAGTCTATCTGGCTAAGGAATAGTCCGATGCCTCTTCCGAAAGATTCCCAGTCTGTTTCTCCTGCGATATCAACCAGAGCATTCAGTAAGTTGGTGATGAAAGTGTTTAAGGATGTTCCGTTCTCTTTCCACTTGAACTTTCCGATAAAAGTATTGATTCCGTTGGAAATATTAGTTACCAATCCGCCCCAGTTGAATTTTTGCGTCCATGCAGCCAATGTCTGAAATGCACCGTTTAATCCGGTCGCAATCGTAGTGGCTATCTTTGAGAACGAAATTCGCCCAAAAGCTCCATTCATGGCATCAGCAACCGCAGTTCCTAACTGTTCCCAACCAGTCAGACCAGCATTATTCTCTTTAGACATTTTCTGAACAAAACCGTCCAGAATATTCCAGCTTATCATAAAACCACTGCCAAGGACTTGTCCAAGATTCGACCAGTTAACTTCATCGATCATTCCACGAAGCCCAGTTGCCAGTTTGTTACCAATGTTTACGAAGTCAATGCCGCCCGGGCCGATCAGAAGCTCAAAGGTGTTGACCAAAGTGTTGATACCGGCACCGACAGTACGCCCTAATCTATCCCAGTGAATATTTTCGACAAGGCTGTTAAAAGATCGAGTAAAAGCATCACAAAATGCAGAGATTTTTGGGCCTACATTACTCCAACTGATAACATCGTAAATCTTCCGGATTCCGATATTAAGCATATCCGCAATGGTCTTTCCAAGTCCTTCCCAGTCATGATTGAGGAAAGCTTTACGGATTTTTTCAGCCCATTTATTGATAGGGGTTTCTTCTTTGTTCAGAGCATCATCTATCTGATTCGTGATTCCGCCAAGACCCAATGACGGTGTTGTGCCGGTTCCAGTTTTAACATTTCCGGTACCAGGTGTTGAACCGGATGAACTAGAGTTATCTGTCAGCTGATTCAGTTCGTCAAATGGAAGAACAGAAAGAGCTTTCTTCAGAGATTTTGCTGATGAAGTAGCATCGTCCAGCCCGGAAGCTGCTGCATCTCCGGCATCCTGTAATCCGCTAAGGTCTGCGGCGGAATCTTCCAGTCCGGCAAGATCATTTACGACTCCGCTTGTGGATCCTTTAATCTTTTTCCCCATCAGAACATACATGAAGTTACGGAATGTTTCCGCAGCCTGCATGAGTTTTGACATTAAGGCATTAAGAGCCTGGATTCCCGGAAGAACTGCTGCGATTAAGCCCTGTCCGATAACAGATGCAAGGGACTGAATGTTCATAGTAAGGAGACGTACTTGGTTTGCGTATGTGCCGGCTGTTCTGGCGAAGTCCCCCTGCTGCGCACTTGTAACTGACATGATGTAGTTATAACGCAACATCGTTTTCTGAGCCTGCGTCATGGAATTATAGGCTGTTGTAATTCCTTGCGATAACGCATACTCCTGTAAGTTGGCGATCGAAAGATTTATTCCGAGCTGTTTTAAAGGCTCGATTTCCAATTATGTTACCGTACCGGCTTTTTATCCGATACTTCCGGGAGTTTCCTCGCATTATGGGATGTTGATTCATCCCCGGTTCAGCGTACCTTTTCACCCTCGTATAACGTTAGGCACTATATTTAATAGCGGATTGACTTTATCAATCGTGTCGAACACTCTTGGGAGCATTATATTTATTCAGCTCCTACGCGTTACGGTGGCAGTCAGCCGTTAGTAATCTGACCGCTTACCTCGGGATTAGCATGCTGATAATCTTCATAATATTTCCAGGTATATCCACCAGCGTGCTTTCTCTTACCCTTGCATACCAGCGCAATATGTGATCTCTGTGCGTTAGATTCAGATGCAGCTTGTGTGACTGTATCGAAAATTTTAATATCACCATCTTGTGAAATTCTAACAACTTTTCGGCTCACAGGACTTTCGGCTCCTTTTAAAAGTCCTGTACGATTTTTACTCATCAATTTCAAACTTTCCTTTGTATGCTTTTTACCATAAAAATGATTGTTTGAACCAAGCATTTCTAATCTTAATCTTGCTTTAAGATATTCCGGCTTCTTTCTTCCAGAATTTGCTTTGGAAATCTTTTCTTTTGCTTCTTCCGATAAATGTTTCCCGTACATAGGATTATTAACCCCAGAAAATCTGTCGGACAGATTTTTCTTCTGTTCTGTTGAAAGATGGCTTCCGTACATAGGATTTTCTTCACCTACATTTTTACCTGTTCGGATTTGAGAAAGAAACGCCTTGGTCGCTTCTGTATGAGTGCGCCCTTTCATCGGTGCTTCTGCATATCTCGCAATATTATACAGGATTTTTTCATCCCAATACATATCCAAATATTTTTGCTCTATTTCTAAGTTGTCTTCAGGATTGCATTTTTCTACGACTTCGAAAGAAAAGGAATTTTCTCCATATTTATTCCATGCCGCTTGTAAATGTTTATTAATATGAGTACCTTTATTTAAACAATTTTTATGGTGATACCATCTTCTTTCTATATCTTCAGAGGAGCCGATATAGATTTTTCCGTTTACGTTGTTAATTATTTTATATATACCTGAAATTTTATTCATATCAATTTAGCTTTCCCCGATTTTGCTCGATTTGCTATGCAATCTTTCGACTGCAAGGGGCAAAATGTCTACCCGAAATGCCCGCCCTGATTTTGTAAAAGGCGGTATCAGTATCAATGTTGTAAAAAGATGCCAAATCCCCGGCTAATCCTGCAAGAGTTGTTGACATCTTCGCAGCTGATTCCTGTGCTACACCAGAAGCATTCAGCATTGCCATCATGGTTCCGGAGTAGTTCTTTGCTGCCAGTTCCGACAGTCCGAACTGCTTTGTCGCTGTAGATGCAAACTTGTATGCCTGATCTGCCATGCTTCCAAAGGCAACGTCTACAACGTTCTCAACCTCAGCGATATCGGAACCAATCTCAAGGATTCCTTTTCCACCCATGGCTTCGCTGAATTTGTTCATTACAGCTGAAGCCGCTTTGAAGCCAAGGACGGTCTTAATGAAAGAACCCACATTGAAAGATGCTGTTTTCAGTCCGTTACTCCTATTGACCAGACTAGAGATTCCGGCTGCCAGAAATCCCAGTCCACTCTTTGCTTTTGTTGCCACCCCACCGAGTAACGAAGAAAGCCCTGAACCGATAGAGGAAAGCTTGTTAAAGGAATTGACCACAGTATTCGTGGAAGTCCCTACTTTCCCACCAGCCGCCGCTAACTGCCCGAGGGCTTCGGTCATTCTCAGTGTATTCTCGCTGATCTGCGGAGCATCCTGCATGGCAGTAAAGAATTTCTTTACTTCTGTGGCCAGATTAGCCAGCTGCGATGCTGTCTGTCCGGTTTTGTTGCCAGCACTTGCCAATCGTCCTATGGACTGTACAAACATGTTCGTAGATTCCGAAACAACCCTTGTACTTGCCATGGAATTGACGACTTTTCTCAATTCTTTCCCAAGGGTTTTTAAGCCCGATGCAGATTGACTAGTCTTTTCTCCAGCATTAGCAAGTCTTGCCAGTGAACCTACAAACCGGTTGACACTGGAAGATACATCCTCAATATCATTTAAGCTGTCGATGCTTTTGATGATTTCTGCCATCTTTGAAGTGTCAAATCCGCTCATATCCGTTGCCGTGAGTCGACTTAAGGAATTGATAACATTCGTGATTTTAGAATCCTTGAAGTTCATTCCGTTAAGAGCGTTCATGGTGCTTGAAATTTTTTCAACGCCGGTTATTGCGGGTTGCATTTTCACAGCATCAATTTCTTGAAATTTTTGAATAGCGTTTACTGCTGACTTGACGTTTTTTGTATCAATCTTTGGAATTGAAATGCTGGAAGCACCTTTTAAAGAACTTAATCCGGAAGCCAGATTCTGCAAAGATTTCGTACTCGATCCAAGTGTCGTAAAGTCAACTTTTGATAAGCTTCGAAGCTGTCCGGTTAATCCAGCTAAGTTTGGCACACTTACTTTTGTTTTGTTTAATGCCTGTAAAGATGCTGATACCCTCCCGATTTCACGAGCATAGTTTCTAATCCCACCGGTATTGACGTTCCCAAGCGCTGTATCAACATCCTTTAACTTTTTAGCCAGATTTCCCAATGCTTTTGTAGCGTTCCTGGTACTGCTATTTATTTGTATATCAAGGGTATCAATGGTATTATCAGCCACAAAAAACACCTCCTTTTAATCAAAAAAAAATAAGGGCAGACAAGACTTTTTATTCATCCTGTCCGCCCTTTTCATTGCCTATTTCAGCTATGTTCGCATTTGCCTTTTTTATCAGAAGTTCGTAGTAACGTTCTTCCTGCTTCAATTCAGCTTCAGACCGTTTCGGAGCATCTGGTTTTTCTTCAATCTGTGGTTTCTTTGTTTTTTCTGTGATTGGTTTATCTGGATATTTTACTTTGCCAGAAAGCGCACTTGATACCGCAGATTTCACATATAAGCCGGAAAGCCATGACTGATATTCAATCAGTTTTACCTGAGTTTCTATCTCGTCACGTTTGTTTTTCTCGTACTCACGTATCCTTACTTGAAGGTCACGTATGGTACTTCTGAGAAATTCTTTCCGGCTCATTCCGATGCGAACTGCCGCCGGATATAACTCTGTCCAGATTATTTCGATGTAGCTTTTTTCTGGTGATCTGTCGGCTTCTTCGGAGTTTTCTTCGGTTTGGCTGCTACGTTCAGATCGTCCATGAACGTCTCCAGACCGGTCAGTTTGAAAAAACCGTCTTCCTCCATCTGTTCAAGACACATGGCAAAGATACCGTAAAAGTTACCCTGCTCATCGTCCTTATGTTCCTGAATGAATTGTGCTGCAAGTTTCTTCGCAGTTGCAAGATTCGGAACAGAACCGTCTGCATCTGGGTTATCGCCATGATATTGAAGAAGTCCTGCATAAAACACGGTTAATGCTGTGCTCGGAATATTTGCCATACCGGAGATCATTTCTTCCGGCGTTTTGTTCACACCGCCACTGGTTGCCAGAAGCGTGTTCATTACACTCTTGACGCAATCATCGTAAAGAGATGCCTCAATGCCGTATTCCAGTTTATACTCTTTGCTACCAATTTTTAAAAGTTTATACATAATATCTTCCTCCCAGTTAGATATATTTGTTATTCGCCTTTAGTTGGCTTAATTGCTGTGTCTGGTCCGACATACTCATTGATAGTCAGAGACATGTCAACAGTAAGAAGACCATTCTGGTCTCTTGCTGGTTTAGGAATGATAGTCGGTGGCTCGATTTTGGTGAAAAATGCTTTTTGGAGCGCCGGGTAATATTCCTCATACCACATAGACAGACCACTTGCATGAGCTGTTTTGTAAGCACTGATAAGATCTTCCCACTCTTTGATTGTTTCGTCTGTAACGTTTACAGTTACATTGAATGTACCGCCGGTTGAACCACGGCCTGCGATAGTTCTCTCGATTTCGTCTTCGAGAGTGGATGCATCGATAGTCTCAACGTCGATAGAGATTTCATCAGAAGCGTTTATTCTGTGAAGCAGTTTGAATTTTTCTGGTTTTGTTCCCGCTACTGTCTCTACTGCATAACCGGTAAGAGCACCAACGGTACTGATTCCTGCGATATTTCCTGATGCCATATTGGCTCCTTTCCGCCTTTCGGCTATAAATTATTGCAATAAAAAAGAGCCATTACGGCTCTGACACGTAACCCTGTGCCCGGGAGATAAAAGGATCACCTCCTTCTAATCTTCTTTACTTACTTGTTTAATGACCTGATTCACGTAAGTACTCAGTCCTGCGACAAGAATACCTTGTGTGATTGCGGTAAATATTGCCATTGCAACTTCCTGACCGCCTGTGACTATAGATGTAGCGAAAACATAGATTCCGCAGACAACTACCCCCAGAAGTCCGAGGATTCCAGGAATGTACTTGTCAGATACGGTTTCAGCCTGTTTGAGGAATACTCCTACAAAATACAGGACTACAGCTACAACCAGGAGTTCTGGTTTCACATAGTTCATGATCTGATCCATTCTGTCTCACCCCTTTCATCCACTGAGCAACTGCCCCGTGTAAATTCTTGTGTATCGGCTAACAAGCCGTTTGATGCTATCATCAGCGTTCCCCATGAGTTCGGGCCCGTAGGTCCTACGAAATCCCATGTCAATCATGGACTGATGACTTTTTTCGTCAATCTGATATACTTTTGCAAGCGGAGCTGTACCCGTGGCGAAGCACTCAATCTGGATAGTTGGAACCGTGGCGCATTCATCGCCTTCAAGGTCTCCTTCTGTCAGAGCATTTCCCAGCATGTAAAGCCTTGCATAGGTTTTCTTTCCAGATGCAAGAGTTTGACTTCTGTCCATGGAAAAATTCCCTTTACCAACTACAGGTTCGACAGATTTATTCCAACGCTCATATATCTCGGATATCGGGTTTTTTAATATTTCCGGCATTTAATCACCCTGCCTGTTCAATTATCTTTTATGATTTATTTTTTTTGCATGAAAAAAAAGCACCTGCCTTTCCGGTAGATGCTTCGCATCTTAATTGTACAAAATATGTGCCATATGTTTCCATATTTTAGCATAGGATGTTTAACTTCCAAACACTTCCTTTGCAATATGTCGTATCTGAATAATGATAGCTTCTTCCGAATGGTACATCGGCATGTATGCCCTGTTACCATAAGAATGATGCTTTCGTCCGCTTTCATCCACATACCACCATCCGTTTGGGTCGTAAGCGTGTTTTTGGTCTGGATAAGTACCAACACCATAATCAGCGCCAGACGGTAATGGATAGCTGTCCGTTCCATAAGAAATACCGGCACTAAACTCAATAAAAAGAACCTTATCCCCGGAAAGTCGGACTGCTACACCAACAATATCGCCGTGTCCGTTATTAATAACTTCCGTGTAGTAAGAACCTTTTTCTTCGGTCGGAATAGATTCCATCGTGGTCTGGATAACCTGTATTCCTTCTTGAGCCAGTTTGTCAATGAAAATCTGGTTCTTCCTTTTAATATCTTTCTGATATGATTCTAACTGCTGAATTGCAGACCGCAAAGAATTATGGTTCAAACTGCACCGGATTGTTTTCCTACTCATTGTTGCCACCGATTTTCGCTATTCCATATTGGGCGACTTGTCCTTTTTGAGTGTCAAGGATTCTTTTAAGCCTGTAGTCTGGCAAAACGGTCGGACTGTTATCATCGTCAATGATTAATGCTCCGTCTTCCCTGATTTCTGGCACGACATCAATCCACAATACATCTCCCTCTTTTGGCTGAAATGTTCGGTCGAAAACTGTAATGTACCGGTCATAATCGGGAACGATTCCGGCAGACAGTTCTTCTGGTGTACCGGCTGTTGCTGATACTGAAATATTCTTTTTTTGTGGATTTGAATAGACAAGAGTTTTATCCATCCCATTGTTTTTTTCTGTTACTGTTGAAATCCATATGGACTGTTTTTGGCGAAGTCTACCTCTCATATATGCGCCCTCCATTGACAAAATTACTTTTTATGTTATTTTTATACAGAAATTTGGGGACAGCGTACCCCCAGATTTCAGACTCTTCCGATTCCCAGTTCCTCAGTTCTGGGGACTTTTTTGATTTAAAACAAATTAATTAAATTAGTAACCGGCTCAGGAGCTCAGAAAACATAACTTCTGCTTCTGATCTTGCTGAAGATATACTTATAAAATGTGACTATGGAGAAATTAGGTTATTCGCAATACAAAGCACAGTAAGTATCGATCAAGGTTCTCCGGATGGCAAAGGCGGATTTCTACTTGCATATCAAAGCAAAACCGGCAGCAAATACGGAATTGTTGTGCTTTTTTCTTACTCTGAAACTATATGGATGAAAACCAAATCTACTACTTGGGGCGAGTGGAAAAAAATACAATTGTCTTAAAACAAAATAATAAGGCATCCAGATTTGACGGAAATATTAAGAAAGTAGGATTCCGTTCAGGCCAAAGAGCATTGAATAATATTTATCTTGATTTTTACGATTCAAATAATTCAAAAACAAGTTTGGCATTTACTACAGATGGAGAAAATGCAATTAAGTTCCTTGTTAACGATGAGGAAAAATGGAAGGTTGTCGTAAAATAATTTTCCTCTTCCCATTTAGTTCATTAAGAAAGTATCTGTTTTACGCCACCTGTTCCAACAGATACGGAACAAAGTGTATCGCTTCATCCCCTACAATCTCATATGCGATTTCAAAAATCTGCCTTGCTTTGTCAGCAATCAGATTGGCAATCAATTCTTCTACTTCTACCCAATTCTCACGGGGCACAAGCCTGTGCAGTTCTTTAAGAAATCCGCTCGAAAACATCATTGCATGGCTCAACTCATGTAAAACTACCCTTGTGAGAAATTCGCCCGAAATAGCGTCAGAAATCCAAATAATTCTTGTATTTCCATCCGCCACAGCACAGGTCATAGTACCGGTACGGTCAACCAGTACTGGATTCTCAGGATGAGTGAACCGAACTTTCCACTTTTGCCCATGCATGTAAAATTGTCTTAGCATGGCTTATCACCATCATTTAAAGTATAAAACGGGCTTACATTTATCTGACCATTCTTTGTCGGGATACTTCTTAATAAATTCATCGCACTCATCCCAATCTTTTATATACGTAAAGAAATATTTTTCACATTCCATACATTTTCTTTGGATTTCCAAAAATCTTATATCATTGCCATTCGGTCCGTGTGTCCAGTGCCAGCAGATCACTTCGCTGTTCTTATGTTTGCAAAATAACTTTCTTAAATTAGGAATCATGTTTATACCGCCTTTCCAATTAAAAGCCCCTGCTACATTACTGTAACAAGGGCCTTGTTTTTAATTCATCTGTTGAAGAAGCTTAGTCAAATCAGTTTTCATCTGCTGCCTAAGGGTTGCGTCTGCATCCGACCACATCTCAGACATGGTACGGATAACATCCTGCGTATACTCCTTCATCGAACTGTCCATCTTCTGTTTTGAATCTGCATCTTTGGAATCATGGTAATGCCTGCGATTCTCGCTGTATCTGTCATAGGTTTCACCGTATCTGGACTGCTTATGGTTCATTCCATCCATCCTCATATCACTACGGTCTGGATGATAACCCATGCGGTACATATTACGCTCAAACTCTGGATTGTTCAGATACTCGTCCATCCAGTCATCATCTTCCGTGTACAGATACGGTTTGTATCCCATACGGCTTCCTCTGCCTTTCGGGGCAAATCTGCCATTGGAATAACGATATCTGTCATATCCCATGCGTCCAAGATACTTTTCTTCCTGTTCGCATTCATCCATAGCTTCTACGATTCTGTAGTCTTTGTCTGCACAAATCGCACACTTTACAGCTTCCATGCAGTCCTTCAGATCGTCCCAGTCCTGAGCACTGAGATTATCGAAGCCATGTGCCTTGGCTTTTTCCATAGCCCATTTTCCCATTTCAATTGCAACTTTATGCATTATAGTGCCCCCTTTCTAACAGCCTGTGTAACAGGTGTATCTGCTGTTGGGGCTGTACCATTGATTGCTGTTAAATTGTTGCTCGGACTACAAGCTGGATTTCCTAACATCTTGAATACTCCACCAGTTGCGCTTGTAGCTACTCTGGTTGCGTACTTCGTTCTGGTTCTTACTCCACACGCTGTAACCTGTGCACAGCAACGATTTTGTAATGGATATAAGGTTTCACCTGTTCCTATCTGAATCACCACCGGAGCGTTAATCGTAGTGGTTTCTGGTATGCTCTGTGCAATCACAATGCAATATTTTTCACCGTTGTTATAACTACCTGCTGGAAGTGTAATCACAAGATTACCACCAGTAAATGCAACAGCTTGGCTTATCACAAGATGATTGCAGAGTTTACAAACATTTTTACAACTCATACTTCTACCTCTCAATCAAATAAGAGGTGAGCCGCAACCCACCTCTTAGAATTAGTCAACCTCTAAGGGTGAGTTACTTAGCAGCAACCGTTATTGTATCCGTTACATCCACCGTAGTAGGTGTTTGGATTCGGAACAACGTATGCTGGGATAGCTGCCGGATTGATTGCATTGATTAACTGCTGTGTCTGAGATGCCATTGCAGTTGTAAGCAACGCACTCTGGCGATCCTGAGATGCAGCACGTTTCAGATCAGAGTTCTCTGCCTGTAATGTTGCAATCTTATCCTGAGTTAAGAAATCTAACAGCGCTCTCGTATTGCTGTTCTGATTTTCCAGAAGGTCTCTGGTGTTGTTGTTCATTGTGTTCTGAAGAGCACAAGTGTTGGTTGCCAGGTTGTAGTTGATACCCTGGATAGCTTCTCTGGTTTCACAGCAACAATTTGCTAACTGAGACTGTAATGCATTGGTATTCTGCATACCGGATACAGTATCAGCATTGATTGCCTGCTGAACGCCATTGAAGCCCTGAAGCATTCCAACATTCATGCCGTTGAAACCACTCTGCATGGTATTGTTGAGTGCATATGTGCTGTCACAGATACCCTGCTGAATACCTCTGATACCGTTTTGGATATCGTTAAGAGCGAAGCCCTCGTTGATATCGGCACGTGTAGCCCATCCTTGGAAACCGACACCGTTCGCACCATTGCCGCCGAAGCCACCGCCCCAGCCGCCGAAGCCTCCCCATCCGAAGATTGCGAAGATCAGTACGAGCCAAATAAGTGAAAAACCATCGCCGCCCCACATGTCATTGGCACGGTTATTAGAGCCTGTAGCAGCTGCAATGTCGCTAAGACTGTAATTAGAACCATTCATCATGTTTTTAGTCTCCTTATAAATTATTTACAATAGGAGACATCCGCGGCTGTCATCCCAAATTGTAGCGATTTTAAATCACCCAATCATGGGGAAGTGTTATAATCCAAGGAATTTCTGGATAATTGCATCTGGTGATATGTGCTTTTCGTTAAATATATTTTGCTGAATTTGATGTAACTGGTCTGTATCACCTTTTCTGTATAAATCCAAAGCATTTTTTAATGTTGGATTATTTCCTGCAAATTTACTCATATCGTTCATCATGTTATCAACGCTTCCGAACCTCTGAGAAATCATTCTTTCAACTTGTTTTTTCATCATGGCATTTGGATTGAAATTCATCTCTGCTTACCTCCGTTCTGCTGCTTGGCTTCCGGTGTTACCGACATTTGTGTCGGGAACATGTTCTTTATTTCAGAAATCTCAGAACAAACATCGTTCCGAAGTTGATTAAACATAGCTTCTATATCAATCGGTTTTTCTTCTGTTTTCGGTTGCTGTTGTTCGTCTGGATTTAAAAGTCGGTAAACAAAAATCCTGCTTTTTCCGTCTGCCTGTAGTTGTTTCTTGTATATTTCTGTACCATCTGTTTTTGGATAATAGACAGGATTCCCGGTCATATCCACATCTTTTGCTTTTACAGTGTCAATGCCATCAACCATCTGTCCCGGAAGCATGGCGACCTGTGGCATCTGCTGTACCGGTTGTTGCATTTGTGCCTGTCCATAAGGCATTGTCTGTTGGTAGTTGTTCTGCAACTGTGCCAATCTATCTTGATATGGTTGTACCGGTGTTTGCGGATATGGATTCAATGGTTGTGGATAATATGGATAAAATGCCATAGTGTGTTCCTCCCATCTCTGTAAGCTTTTCTCTATACTTACATTATAGGAGAGAAACCTAAGTATTTGAGCGACACTATTTCGCCATATTTTCGCCATGATACAAAGAAAAGCCCCGATAATACATCGGGGCAACTTTAACAATCTTCTTTTTTACTTTTCGGTTTATGCGGTCAATGGTTCTTGGACTATACCCCATAATCTCTGCTGTTTCAAACAATGTTTTTTCCTCATAAACTCTCAACCGGAAAAATTCTTTTTCTCGGGAATCAAACCCGGATTCGCTTAGATAAAACTTTCTTTCATCTTCTGAAAAGTCTGTATAATTCATAATCCCACCGCCTCCCTTACAAGTGGAATTGCTTATTATGCCGGAAAGATACCGCTTAGTGCAAATCCTACGATAGCCCCGATCACGGCTGTGATAACGCAAACAACAATCGTGTCATAGCGTTTTCCCGGGGCTTCCATGAGGGATTTTAAATTATCATTCATTTCATCCACCGTATCTTTTATGTGCCCGAGATCATTGTTGTAAAGAACTATTTTGGTTTCAAGCGCATTGATACGTTCAAAAAAAATACCGTCACGTTTAGAGTGTTTCTCTTTCATTTCGTGAACAACTTTTTCCAATTCTTCTAAGCGGTGTTCGTTAAAGCAATTCTGTTCACATCCCATCGCTACTCTCCTACACTCCCATTACATTTTTTTGTACCTCTTCCCACCTCATAATGAAGTACCCCAGCAACGCCTGGGAGGAAATGCGTCACGTTCTCAACCTACTTTTTCTGTCAGATTCCTCTGGCAAAGGGGAAAACGCCGTGATTGACAAATATCTCTGTCTCAGAATTCCATCCTGCATTTACAGAATTTTCCGAATGAGATGTTTCAAACTCAACTCCCTGTTTCACAAGAAAATAAAGAGCCAAGTCAAAAATACAATCATAGCATTTGTCCATATCTTTATTGATGTTTTCTTCCGTATAACTCTCAGGATAATTGCGTTTTTTCTGGAATGACCGAATAGCTCTTTTGACTGCTAAGGGAATCATCCTTGCGGTCAGTTCATCACCTTCCAGATACATTGATAGATCACTTGTAAGCTGTTCGTCCATGCCATTTCACCTACCCTTGCTGTGATATAATTTCTGATATGATACCAGCCTTGTTTGTGGAAGTCAGGGCATAACCATTGTCACTTGCAAGCTGTCTCAGTTGAGCCACAGTCATACTGGACAGCTCGCTTTCTGTATACTTGTGTGTAACACTTGCTACAGACGGTGACTGGCTGTTTTCATCAAGGCTATGCCCGCTTATTCCCCCTTTGTACCGATAACGATACCGCCGTTAGCTTTCGGCGCTACCGGTATGAACATACCGGATGCTTTTGTCCATACGGCAACTGGATCCTGTGTAGCCCACATGGAAAGAGTAACAAAAGAACGATTCTCTTCCTGGATGAACTGTCTGTATTCATTCTCTTCCGGTGTTGGTCCCCAAAGTCCAGTACCAAAAGAACCGCCTGCATCAGCTTCGTAAAGAGTAAATACATCCTCCTTAAAGTATCTTCCAGTTGACAGAGTTCCGTCTGCTTTTCTGTAACGGAATTTCTCGTCGCAACGACCAACGGTGATTCCGTACTCCTGCATGAGCAGATTTGCAAGCTCCTGTCTGGTAAGGAGACGTTTATTCGCAGCTCCCAGAACAGCCGTCTGCATAGCTGTGTTGTTTCTCATGTAGTTGATCATCTTCAGAGATGTAACTGCATTTGTTACTACATATCCAGAATCCTCGGCTACAGTTACCATTTTCTGAATATCGCCCATGATATCTGCATCTGCTTTAGACCAATCGGTAAGAGTAACCTTTGCAGAGCTCGGAACGCCGTAATCAATAGACATGTCAACATTATTCTCTTTGATTTTTACTGTTCCGGTAGCAAGGAACTGTCCTTTCATAACATTTGCTCTGGCAACAACGCCCTCAAACAGGTTTGTGGCATCGTCAAAAACAAAGTCTGTAAGAGTTTCGTTATCTGGAACGCCATTTTCGATAGCTTCCTGTAGACGCTCAGACTGATTGATTTTCCTCTTGATAAAGAGTTTTTCAGTCAGAACTTTCTCGAATCCCGGTCTGGAGCCGATTTCTGCTTCGGAATCAAGAGCGTGAACAAATGCTACCTCCGGCAGTCGCTGTCCAGCCATAAGTCTGTAATACTCAGCTTTCCAATACGGTGTTTTTACATCCGGGAAAATGGTATCAAGGATACCAGGTCTTGCCACGGAAAAATTCTGAGCGAAATTTAATCTTTCTTCTGCTGTGATAGATTCTAATACATTGTATGGCATATTGGTTATACCTCCTTAAAATACTGGGTCTGTAGTGGTTACAAAAACAATTCCCTGTGCGGTAAGCTCTGTTTTTGCAGCTTCGTTGACTGTAACCGGAAGTCTCTTTTCAAGAACACGTCCTGCTACGATCACGGAAATTGGTCTTTTAGCATCGTCTGTCATATCAACATCTTCAAATACGATTCCTTTTGCACCAGTCGCATTTGTCGGATACACGGAACCTGCTTTGATGATTTTTTTATCATTTACTGCCGTTGCATTTGTTGCGTCTGCGGTGTAAGTTTTCAGTACCAGTCCAACCTCGGATTCGAGAATATTGGGAGTTGACTCATACTGTTTTGTTTTCATAAAAGCCATAATCTAAATCTCCTTTACTTAAAAATTAACCGGTGCATTGTCGTCTGCCGGTTCTGTTTTAGGGTTCATGCGTGCTGAGTAAGCTTTTGCGTACTTAGCTGCCGGACTATCGTTATCGTCTTTTTTCTGTCCTTTGTCTGGATTTCCGCCACCTGGATTCGGAGTATTGTCAAGAACTGCTTTCTCCCATTCAGATTTAGCATTATCCAGAGCCGCTTTATTTGCTTCGGAAATTCCATTAACAAAAGTTTTGACTTCCTTCATTACGTCTTCAGACTTGTCTGTTGGCATAGATGAAAATGCTTTGATAGCGCTTGCATATGTTTCTGTGGAAAGACCTGCATTAGCGAAAGCAGATGTAATCTCACTGGAAAGTGCTTTCCTGTTGGATTCGGCAAGTGCTTTTTCCAGGTCTGAAATCCTCTTTTCGTTTTCTGCTTTTTCCTTCTGTCGCTCTGCTTCCTGTCTTTCAGCATCCGTCATGTTCTGGGCTTTCAAATCATCCAGCTCCTTTTGAAGGGAATCTGCTTTATCAGCTTTTTCTTTCAGAGAAGTGTTTTTTTCCTTCACTTTTTTTGTCTCTGTTTCAACAGAATCAAGATATTTAGTCACCTGTTCTTCAGACGGTTCCTCGATTCCAAAGCCGATAAGTACCTGTTTTGCCTGTTCTCTTGTCATAGAAATCTCCTTTCTTTCAGACCATCACACTTTTTCACACGGTTCGCTCCGCACATGATCTGCACCCGATTTACGCTCACGGGCTGTTGCATTATTTTTGTGTATTAAAAAAGGAACCTTGGATGTTATTCCTTGGTTCCTTTAATAATTGAATTTACGAGTTTTGATTGACAGTCGAAGAATTTACCGTTGAATCAATTCCAGTCGGATTCTGACTGTTTTTGCCAATCAATAGTTGCGCTTTTTGCATTTCTACGTCTGGGTCTGCCAGTTCGGGATATACAGTTCCCAGGTAAGGCAAACTCATCTCGTATACCTTTTGTGGATCGCTGAAAAGTCCGCAGGTAATCAATGCAATCAGCGGATGAATTTTATTTTTAAACAGATAGTCAAGGGCCTGTGCTTTGACAAGCATGTTATCTGTCGGGTTTCTGGTTATCTTTACATCAAAATCTCTTGTTGAGATTGAAATATCCTTTGTGGTCTGTCGGATGATATTCAGAATGATTCTGGCACTTGCTTTCTCAGCCTCCCGGATAAATGGTTCATCCAGTTTTGCTCTGCGCTCTGCAAAATCCCATCCATTTCTGAGATATACAGCTTGACCGGTATCGCCAGACGATTGTTGCTGCCTATCCGGCATTCCCTCAACAATAAGCATGTTGCTGTAGATATCGTCTTTTGCAACTTGACTTTCTGTCTGATTTAGTTCAGCGGTCATCAGATCAACATCCGACTGACATCCATTTCCGGTGTCTTTTACGGAAATAGCACCAAGTTTAATCATTTTCAGAAATTCGCTTTCATCAATCTCACAGTTCTTAAACTTCATAAGAGCTTGCACGAACTGCTCTACGCCATCCATCCTGTTCGACTGCATGTTGTTCATAGTGTCAAACATGGTTATTGCAATCTCGATATCAGAAAGGCGATCGTGGTTATTCGGGTACTCAACTACCGGTATGCCACCAAAACCATTGATGCCGGTTTTTGTAATCTGTCCATTCTGAATCTCAAAATATTGTTTTTCCGAAAAGCATAAATAATACTGCTGTTCATTTTCATCCTTGAGAATCTGAACCGAGAGCATCGGTTTTCCGTTCTTACGGGAATAAACAATGTAGCAATCCCCCGGATATGGTATGAAAATCCGGAACGGTGGTAACTCACTGTCCTTTGTCCAGTCATCTTCTTTCAGAATCGCTTTGTATGCAGTTCCTACAGCGCTTTGATAAGTCCCTAGTTCAATGTTTCTAGCTTCTGCATTTGCTTCGTCCAGATAGTCATTGAACAGATCTACCTGCTCATTTGATTCTTCTGTAGCTTTTTTCTTCTTGCACACATACTGGATAGGTTCGCCGTATGTCTGTGATGCTTTGAAACGGACAACTTCCAGCGCATGATTCTCACATACACGGTTGTTGATCTCCGGTCGCACCACCTTTTCCCTGTATAGAATCGGCTGATCTCCTTTGTAGTACCTGTACAAATAGTCAATCAGTACCCTATTCCGGTTATGAGTACCGATTGTATCAGAAATAACTTTTCTGACATTTGCTGTTGTAATCTGGCTTACACCGGTATAGGCAATTTTGCGACCAAACTCGCCCCGGCATAAGTCAATGAAATTCATTTTATTTCTGCCCACTGCCTACACCTCCCATTTTGGGCATTAAAAAAGCACCGGATTATTCTCCGATGCTCGTTTTACAGGTTACATTATATTATACATAGAACATATGATTCCATATTAAAACATATTAACTTTCAAAATGCTTTTGTTTTCGCAGGGCTTCAATGGCTTTTCCATGGCAGGAACGGATATGCTGTACGGAATATCCCATCTCATCTGCAACTGTGACAAGATTTTTAAATTCTATGTATCGCTTATGGAGTAAGGATGAGTACATGGAGTTTTCCATATCATTGATATCTCTGGAAACTTTCATTTGCAATTCTGCCAGTTCCTTGACATCAGATGCTATTTCCTGCTGCAATTCAACAATTCTGGTTACAGCATCACCAACACGGTCTTTTCCACCGGAAGTCTGCACTTTATCTCCATTTGAAAAAGAAGATATACTGGTTGCCAAAAGCCTTAAGCGGTATTCTTCCTGTATTTTGTTCTGTATTTTTCTATCAGAATCTTGCACTTGCTCAAGATATTGTCGTGTATTCATCTCATTCTCCCTCCCCATAATGGATTACGCATAGCCGTCACTGTACCTACATTTCCTTTTTCTATAAACATCTGAAGCTGAGTAAGACCGTCCGGTGCGTCATCATGCACATTCTTTCCAAGTTGAACAAAGAAAGTAAGTTCGTCCATAGCTGCTTGATACTCTTTGCTCCTGTGTTCTTCATCCAGAAAAATAAAGTTTCTTTTTATGTCGTCTGAATATGCGATGATCTTAGACATTTTCTCCATATTTCCCGGTGCACGGCTAGATGTACAGCTGCATTTGTACTTCTGTTCTTTGAGTTTTTCATCCACGTACATCTTGTACATATCTCCACCGTTGTTCGCCTCGAAATTGATCTGACGGATTTCATTTCCGATGATTTTTCCAACAACAAGTGGAAGGGTAACTTCTTTCGTTCCTTTGTTAAATACCCAGTCAAAAATATAGATATCTCCATTTTCGTATTCTCGCCCAATAGGCATTGAAAGACTATCCCCACCGCCCCATGCAACATCACAGGCAGTAACAACACGGCTGTCACCTTCCGGAAGTATTCCATTGTAATACCGAAGTCCATATTCTGGAAAAAGGATTCCTTCACGGATAAATGGATTTTGCTGATATTTGGCTTGCCATTCATTAGAATCCAGCCTTGATTTCATATCCACGTAATATTTTGTGGAAAATCCTACGCCGTAATCATAATCAAAGTTGGATTCACCATTTTCATTCAATGCCGGAATCTTCCTAAAGCGGTACCGTGGATTATTTTTCTTTTCAATCTCCACTCTTCCAAGAGGATCCATGACATTCCATCGTGTTCCGACCATTAATTCTCGTGCACCGTCCTTTTTACGGTCAACCAGAACGTTCAGATAATCCTGATACCGGTTTTCCAGACGTGTTGGGCTTAATGATTCAGTTCTGTCACGAACAAGGTCATCCACGTATAAGTAACCGTCTGAAGATATATCTACGGAACCTGTCCATGTTCCGTCAATACCACGACAGGTCAGCGTCGAAAATCGGTCCGGTGCGCCAAGGTTGATTTCTTTCTTATCTGCCGACTTCTTTTCGAGGGTTGCAGACGGAAAGATTTCATTGAAAGTATATTCTGGTGTCGAAATAAGGTTCTGTATTTCGCCATAAAATCCATCAGCAAGGATTCCACTGTGACCGCTCATGGCGTTATGGCTGTTCGGGCGTTTACCCATTATCCAGGACAGGAAAAATATACAGGTGGTTGATTTTGCTGTTCGGGGAGGCATAGATACGCCAAGAAACTCAATCTTTCTGTCCTCTAAGTCCTGCAAATCCTGTACGAGAACATTTAATGTCTTTTTTCTCGGCTCATAGAATTTTCTTCGTGGTTGTCTGTTCTTTTCCATGTAGTACAGATAACTCTCGAATAGCCATGGAGCTTCCAGCAGCAAATACTGCCAGTAGATATCATCAAAATTACCGCTTCCGGTCAACGCAGCTTGCCTTGCAGCTACATTATGAGCATACTTACTTACTTTTATTGCCATTTGCTGCGCTTCCGGATTCTCCGCAAACGGTAAATCAATGTTCATGTTTAACAGCAGATCAAGGCAGTCTTTCTGATTCTGGTAAACAGACATATCTCCACTGATGATTTGATTTAAGACTGCCCGATACCATTCAAATGAGCCTTCTGCAAATTTTTGCATAAAAATAGAGCCAGACCTCCTTTCTTCTTAGGATTTAGTCTGGCTCTCATGTGGCTCTCTGACTGATTTATTTATTATTCAGCATTCTCATCAGCCGTCATGTCTCTTGTGTCTACGATAGTAGAAGTGTTGCTTCCCTGAATCTTCGGAACCTCGCCATTCCATTTATCAATCTTCTGTTTTTCAATCAGTTCAGGGGTAAGTGATTCTGCAATCTTTCTGTTAGCTTCCGCTTCGGCTTCAGCTTTAATCTTAATTGCTTCAGCTTTACCTTTTGCATCAATTTTGGCTTGTTCTGCCTGAATAGCTGCTCTTTCTTTTTCCTGTTCAGCAGCAATCAGTGCAACTTCTTTATCTTTATCGGCTTGTACTTTGGCTGTTTTAGCTTCAATGTTGGCCAATTCAAGCTCTTGCTGTGCATTTACTTTCTTTTGGATTGCAGCCTGTGTTTCATCATCAGTGGAAATAGAAGTAAAGTTTACTGTATCAATAATAATTCCGTATGGTTCAAACTTCTGTTTAAGATATTCGTCAAGTGCTTCATTCAGTTCCTGACGCTTATCACCAAAAACATCTGTTACTGGATACTTTGCAGTTACTTCCTGTGTCCATGCTTTCATCTTGGGTTTAATAAAGGTATTTTTAACAGATTCCCCGGATTGACCCTTAAACTGAGTAAATACATCAGTTACTCTGCTCTGATCGAATCTATACGAAAATTCTAAATCAACTAAAAGAGATTTGCCATCTGCTGTTGGTGTTTTGAAGCTTTCGTCTTTTGGAGAATCGCCCTTATCCTCGGATGTAAGATAAGATTGTTCGATTCCAACAGAATACAGTGAAGTTTTTACTGTAGGTGAAATTAGATGCCATCCCTGTGTAAGTACATTCTTGGAGATTCCCCCGTTCATTTTGTACTCTACCGCAATGTATCCGGCTGGAACCCTTACACTACACTTTGCAACGCATATAAGCCCTGCAATAATCGCAACAGCTAATCCGATTCCACCTAAAAGTCCTTTCTTCATTTTTTGTCCTCCTCTTTTTGACTTTCGTCTTTATTTAACTCATCAATAGCATTTCTGCCAATGTGATTCAATAATTTACCTAGTGGCTGAAATAATTTATAAAGCAGAAACCATACTGCCACTGCTCCACATATCACTAGAAATATAAATACTGGATTCATTCAATCGCCTAACTTTCTGCAAATTTCAATAAAATCTGGCTTGCTAAGTTTTTTCAACTCATCGGCATACTTCGAAAATTCATGTGTATATATTGGGTGACCTAAAAGCTTTTCTGCATATTCATATGCAAGTCTTCGGCTATCTCCTGTAAGCATACAAATTCCTGTATAGGTTTCAATTACTACGGCTTCTTGTTTTGTCATGTCCAACCTCCTATCTGACAAATGACCAAAGAGTATAAATAGGGCAATCTTTTTCTTTCTCACAAAATTTCATACATTCACCTCAAACTCTTTCTTGCAGTTGCTACCCTTGCATTTCAATTTAAGATGACGAATTTTTGTCTCTGGGCTAATCAGAAGTGCTTTCTTTTCGCAAAACGGGCAGCACGCCCATACGCTTCCTTTTATGCTTTTTATTAACGCCTGTCCGTCACACGGCTCTGGTGGGTTCATTACCTGAGAGAAATCTATCCCCTCAGATTCAAATGCTGATTTAATACTCATCTGATTTTTTTACTCCTTTTCGTCCTGCAATCTTGCGCTTTTTGGGGAATCCGTGTATTTTGCGGAAATTATTTTGGTTTATTCGGTTGGGGAAAAACAATGAATAAAAAACTTCTTTCGGCAATTCAAATTTCGTCCTAAATTCAAGCTCTTCTCCAACAGATTGCAGCGAATAATTAATCAAATCTCCCGGAAACTCCGGTATTCCTGATGCATCTATCTCTTTTTCTCCTATAAAGAGCCGATTCAATTCATCTTTCTCGCCCATATCAGCTTATTTTCCTCCTAATTGCACGTCTCCCTAAGTTCAAAGGCGTTTCTTAACTCTGCCAGCATATCAACCAGCGTATTAATAGTTATCGTTAGTTCGTTAATCCGAACATTGCTCGCCTGGTACAATTTCCGGTAATGTTCAAGTTCTTTCGGTGCATCGCAGAACGGAAGATCTATGGTTTTATCTTTCGCCCACGCAGCCATTTTAATGACTTTATTAGCACGATCGAGATCTTCGTGTGCCTTTCTATTCTCTTCTACCGTTTTGGCAAAATCTCTCGCCAGCTCAATCTGGTGTTCTTGTAAATCCAAAAGTTCATGTTGCTTTTTCTCACATTCTTCAGACATTCGGACAACTTCCTTCTTTAGCTGATCTACCGTCCAGTTCTTCATATCTTCAATCCTCATGGCATCCTCCCTCAAATCTTGGTAAATATTTCCATGTCGTAGTTATCTCGAATATAATCCACGCATTCAGACAGTTTTTCTCTAACAAATTGATCGTTTGCAATATCTGGATGTATGTTTAATATACAGCTATCCTTTTTGCCGTATTTCTGAAATTTCTTCCAGTCAAATGTCATTACGAACAACGGAATCCTTGTGAGATTCTTTGTCTTGTATCTTATGTATAGATTAAAAAATTTATTAAACATGGAAATCTCCCCCTTCAATTATACTGCCTTTCCTCCCTGTGCTTCATCTGGCACTTGATCATCTTTGCTATATTCTCACGTTCCTGTTTTATTCCATGCCCCTGACGGAACAATTCGCACTCAAGGATATTTCCGCATCTGGAGCATTCATCTTTGATTTCTTTACCGAATACTTTCATTCCACATCTCCGTATATCAGTAGTTTAATAAGCTGCTCTTCTGTAATTTCTTTCGCGTCAATTCCAAGTTCTTCAATCCCTTGTAGTGACGAATAATACAAGTCTTTAATCATTCTCAATCGTGCTTCAAATGGTTTATTGCTCTGCAAGAAAAAATCAGCGCTATTACGAAGTGCTCTGCCCCTACATGGGTCGTTTAAGATGAATGTTCCAACAACACACCTATCTGTCTCCAGTACGTATCTTTTTCTGTCGAACCGTACTATTGATATATCACTACGTGTTTTATCAATTAACCATGTTAAAAACTCGTGAGCATCCTTATGATTAATCGCCATATACAGCACTGATATTTTACTCATTTTCAATGTCCTCCCCACATTCACAACTGTCATCAAGAAATCTAAAATCTGCACGATGTTCGCTTTCACCATTACAGCAGACTCTTTCTTCCGGTGCGTACCATTTGCATGTATAACAATAATCTTTTTCCATAATGTTACTACCAAAAATAAAAAAGTCCGGCAGGTGGACTTGAACCACGCATCGTCACCCAACGTGAACCACCGGAACCAATCAGAAGGTAAATTTGAGCATTTTGGAAATGCTTTCCGGTAATGGCAATTTACCGGAATCGGAATGGCAGGAATCGAACCTGCGACACATGATTGTAAGTCACTGCTCTACCACTGAGCTACATTCCGTGCCGCTTACCACGGCTGATCACCTCGGTAAATGAATGAGATGATTTCCATTTTGCACAACATATAAATGATATGCTTTTCGTACTGCCCAGCAGTCAACAGGATAAACATCAACCTTTTCCCATGGGTTTTTGCCTGAGAAACATTCGCCGGAGCTACCGACTTGCGGAATTGAACCGCCCGCCCAAGCTATAAAGGCTGGAACACCGTGCTTCTTTTGGCAATTGGAGTAGTGGGATTCGAACCCACGGGCAATCCGACTAAACGGACGTTCTGCCGCCAATCACCTTACTCCACAAAAAACCGATAATAGCCATACTAAAATCGGATTTCCTGTCTGCGCATGGCAGATGGAACGATGCATACACGATTCGAACGTGTACAACATTTATGTTGGATAGGTTAGCAACCTACTCTGATACCATTACAGCAATGCACCATATCGCCGCTTGTCACGGACAGTTAAAAAACTGAGTTGATTTTCACGTACTCATAGAAAGAAAAGTCAAAAAAAGATTTAATCCGCTGAACGATAGACGGATTAATTGCAGGAGGCGGATTTGAACCGCCGTTCTCAAGGATATGAGCCTTGTGAGATTCCACTTCTCCATCCTGCCATAACCCGGTGCAATCCGGGTTAGCAATAGGTTTATCGTGTTATGCTTTCCACTAGACTGTTTTCATCCGTGCCAGTCCCACGGAGTTGTTTCGGAGGATTATTCCTGAAATGCCTCTTGAAAACTCCCTGTCGTCAACGTGCACTCATTGGCGACATATTCAACTCAAAGACAGTACCGAACGGGAAGTTGTCTTTTCACTCCGGCTACGCCGTTACGTACCTTCTGAAAAACAACCCACATACACACATTCGGCAGTTTTTTCTATCCACAAAACGGATGGACAGCTTTGGGAGAAATGGAAGCTCTGGGGATCGAACCCAGGACCGACCGGTTATGAGCCGGTTACTCTGACCAACTGAGCTAAGCTTCCTGAGTAGCAAAAAGATACAGGGTCGCTGCGATATCTGTCTTTTTACTACTGTTGCAGTTCTTGACCGCCAGCTGCAACAAAGGTTGAAACCACCCGGAACATTTGACTGTTCCTTTAGTCATCGCCGTTGCGATAGGTGGTTAAAGGGTATTTCGTAAAAAAAAGGAAAAAGAAAATCCAATCTGCATCAAAGGGAAGATAAAGCCCGATGCAGAGCGGCGCATGTGGGATTCGAACCCACGCATAACGGAGTCAAAGTCCGCTGCGTTACCGCTTCGCCAATGCGCTATGTTGCGGCAGTCGCTCAACCCTGCCGCACGTGATATACTTCAAAAACACCATTGATATATTTATGTTTTTCCTGAAACGCCTGTATCAGTCGTAACTCATTTGGAGGAAATTTGGTTTTGGATATCTATTTCATTATTATAAATCCGTACTGATACAGGCTATCTAGGGATTTCATGCCTCGTCCTGTCCGTGATGAACCTTCCTCCAAGTCCATACGGCGATGACTGTACCTTTGCTTTTATTATTTTAATCCGCTCTACCAATATCAGCGGGATCAAAACCATCGGAAATGCCAGTAACATTTATTTCACCTCACAGGGATGTTAAAAATAAAATCACGCTTATCCCAGTTCCAATAAGAATCATCGAACAAGCGGCAGATTCCCATTTGTCTTTGTTGTTATTTGTCACGATCTCGGAACTTGCCGAAGTGAACATCAGAACATTGATGGCAAGTGCGATTATCGTGAATATCGTCCTCATCGTTCTTCTCCAATCATGAAATCAAGAATCTTTTCTGCTGTCTCTTCTTCAGGCTCAAACGGAATCCCACATGTAGAATAGATTTCCAGAGCCGATTTCAGGCTTGATTTGAAGCCTTGGTATATTTCTCCATGTTGAAGCAGTTCGTGTCTTAAAACTGAAATTGCATCAGTAATTGATTGAGAACTAACACTAATTTGTGCCATACATTCCATTTCAATATCCGGTATTCCCATCATTTCAAAGTTAAACGTCGGTACTTCATCGACCGCAACATGAAAATCAACTGATTTTACCATCGGTACTTTATGTTCGTCAATAAAGTACTGTGTCCCCATCCAGTCATACGGATTCGGATTTACAATCTTCACAACAGACATTTTCGTATCCCCTTTCCTGTAAGTTACAGTACACCAGAAGGTGCTCTGCGATTTCCTGAAGCTGAACCGGGTCGTATTTTGGAATCGCAACCAATTTATCTTCAAGCATCGGGGACAATGCGAATACCGGTGCGTCCGTAACAATCGTTGCTTTTATCAACATAGCTGCTACATCAACTGGTTCTGACGGTAACAGCTCATAGATTCCTTTTTCTTTATTCATGCCTCTTTTACCTCTCCAAAATATTCTTTGTATAACTCATAGTCATTTCTTCCAATCAGGTCTTTAACATTGTATTTTTGCTCCATTCGAAGATCACTGTATGTGTAAATGGTTTTTGTGACCTGTATACGATAATCTCCGACATCAGTGATTCCGCTTTCAGCTTCAACTTCTTCTTTAGCGGAAAACCAGTTTCCGTTCGGGGTTAAGAAGTAAACTCTTTGCACTGTTCTTCCAAGTGCGATATATTCCAAACTTGCTTCGTCCGTAAAAACCTTTTTCGCTGATTCCGTGTCGTACAGTCTTCCATCCTCCAGAACAGCTTTCTTGTGATGATATTCGTATGACTGATCACGTACTAAAGGTTTTTCAAGCGGATGGCATTCAGAAGACCTTTTTTGTTTTTTAAAAAATTTTTCAAGCATCGTCTTTTACCTACCTTTTCCGAAAATACTGTGTCAAGGCTTCACGGGTGATCTGTGACACGCTTTTGCCGGTTCGGTTCTTTTCAGCTATAAGTCTTTGCTCCAGTTGGTACGGCAACCGAATGCGAATGGATTCGCCTTGTGTATTATTCTTTTTCATAGGCAGTGTCCATCTTTACCGAAAGAACTGGTTTGTCATCAGCTTTTGCCAGAAGTGTAATCCCTTTTCCATTCTCCCAAGATGATGTCATGAGCTGAATATTCGTATTACCTGTTTCATTGCAGATATTCAAAAGTTGTTTTGCTATATCCATCAGACCCGCCCGAAGATATCCGTCATTGTTTACTATTTTCTCCATCTTTTCTCACTCCCTCGTTTATACCGGAATAATTCCTTGTCCCTGAAGTAACAGTCGAAATGTTTCTTTGCCTTTTACAGTGATGTATGTTTGAACATTTGAATACCCATAAGGCGTTGAAAAATCTTTCATCTGGAAAAGCCCTGACTTTCGATGCTGTTCGTATGGTTTTATGATATTGTGCCGGTCTCGATAAATATACCCGTTATCTGCCAGCCATTTCGTAAGTGTCTTGGGTGGCATGTGAAATTCTTTCGCAGCGTCCCGAAATGTTGTGAGCAGTCTATTGTCTACCAGGTTGTCAAAATAATCAACTTTAGGCTTCTGCTCTTTCACTTTTTCTTCAAGCAACTGTTTTTCTCGCTGTTCTTCAATCCAACGCTCAGCACGCTTGATCGGATCGTCAATCTGGTAAGAATCTATCTTTCTATCTACTTCGTAATTCCCAGTCTTACGAATGGACGGAAGTACTTCTGATGTGACCCAATGTTTAAATTCTTTGGCTTTTTCAAGCTTACTACTAAAAATTAATGAGAAAAGACCGGATTCATTAATAGCTATGATATTCCTTGTCTGTGTCCCGTCATAAAATGGTACTTCTGCCTTATCTTCCAACTCTACATGCCTTTGTATATCTCGACTACCATTTTGGTACCCGAGGGCTGTTGCAACATCAATTCCAACAAACCACGGAACACCATTTATCGTTACTGTTCTTACGCTTCCAAATTCTGGATTGCTAAAAATCATCATTTCATTCATTCTCATACCTGCCTTTCTTGGTATTGCCTTATTTTGTGTTGGCAGAGAAACCGTTAAGGCTTACGGCTTGTCGTGTTCGAATCACTATCTCTGCCATGTGAAAAGGGCCTTTTTGTTGTTTTATTTGCTTTGGGGACTCACCCGGCTCCTGGCGGATTTCCCTCCAAGGGGGTCCCCGTCTCCCCCGCACGCTATCCGGTCAGCCCACCGCCCCATGGGACCCGTTGCACCGGATCACGCTGTTGTTGTTCGGCCTTCGGCAGTAGTCAGAAGATACTGTGGTAGTCTCATCATTTCATCTATACGACAAACTCTCGTTTTCTTTATAGATCGATATACAACATGCACAAATACTGGCGTTGTAACTATGCGCATTGTATAAATGCTGCTGTTTTCGTGCTAACTACCGCATTTTGTCCGCACCTCGTGGACGTTTTCGGGTGGTAGTTCACAGCTTCGGCCGCTCCATCTCCGGAAGCTCCAGTGCGTCCTTGTACTTGTCCGCGATCTGCTGCGCTGACTGCTGCGGGATGCCTTGCACATGATCCGCCTGGACCGGTGCTGTCTCTGCCATGCCGTATGCCGCTTTCGCCACAAAGATTAGGTTTGCGTTCGTTCCGGGCTGGTTATGCAATCTATTAAGCGTACAATTTTTGCAAATATCGAACCATTTTTTCACCGTGTGGCTATGTGCCGTGGCGGTTCTATAGTCCCCGCGCATCCAATCGCTAAACGTTGAGCGGTTAATTCCTACCAAAAAGCTAAATACTTCCAGAGTTGGTAAAACATGATATTTACTGCACAACCTTACAAACACGCTAAACATATGATCTAATAACTCTATATCGTCGTTACTAGGCTTCTGTATGTGATCAGCAATATAAAATATCATATCAACAAAACTGTCAGCTACTTCTTTTCTGTAATTCTCACTATCAGGTGATACGCATAACACTGTATTAATATATTCATCAGCATATATATTAATATTACTTAAATATACTTCTGTTTCCTTTTCTGTTTTGATAGTATTATCTTTCACTGTATCACCTCACTTTACAACGTTAATCTATTAATTTAGCAAAATAAAAAGGACGATACTAAACCGGCCAGCAATCGAAGAACATGCCCAGCAGCTACAACCAGCGCCGGGAGTTCCGTAAATGCTTTTCAGTTTTTATATCGTCCTTTGTTTAAAAATCGTAAATGTATTTGCTTATCTGCCATTTACAATAGCACATACAAACCATTAATGCAAGCATAATTTTATTTTTATTGCTAATGGTATCATAAAAGACCTATTGTTAAAATAATCCGTTATAATTCAATATACAGCGTTATAGAACTATATATATTATAATATAGTGTATCTATGTATATATTAATCAACTCAGAATCTAGGAGGGGCTTAAAAGATGTTATTATACGGTACTGTATAGAATTAATTAATAGGGGATTATATATATAATATAATTATAGGGCGTTTTGGCACAGAAAAAGCCAGGCTTCCGGCGTCTGATCCGGTTACCTGGCTGAATGATTTTTATTATTTTTCGATTAGCTCGCCCCTCCTGAGTTCCTCGTTAGTGACACGATAACACATTTTATAAAAACCTGTCAAGCCAAAATATCAAAAAATATTTTTCTTGACAAAGCAAACATTTGTATGCTATGAATAATTTAACAGACTTCGGCGGCGGGTCTG